ATGGGCCGTACACTATTCCTATTGTCCGCGCCGTAATCGCTCAGGGTAGCGCTAAGACCTCTCAGGCAGGTTTTTATAAGGCCGATGAGCTTCACCTAACAATCAACATTGATGACCTAAACAACATTGATCCTACCCTTGAGTCCCAGATTTACGATATCGGACAGCAAGATAAGAGCCGTGTAGTCTGGAAAGGACAAGTGTATCGGCCATATTTGACGCAACAAAGAGGTATAGTTGCTGAACAGTACACTCTTCTGGCCATTGACTGCATTCAAGTTATGGGAGAAGAACTTCAAAACGATTCGCAATTCCTTCAATATGCAAACTGATAAATGCGGCACTTATGCTGGCTGGAACCTGCATAGAAAAAATAGCACAGATTACTGCCAAGAGTGTCGAAGCTTTAAGCTTGAGTACGACAAGCAATACAGGAAAAACCCTGAAAAACTAGCCCGTATACAGGAACGTGACCGAATGCGGGTTAGAAACAAAGAAGAAAGAAAACGGACTAATAAATCCTACAGAGAGCGCAATATAGAAGAAGTTCGTGCCAGAACTAGGGCGTTTAATAACAAGCGTAGGGCTTGGATGTTAAACACTACCTGCGGGCCTTACACAGAAGAGGAAGTCTTGTCTCTGTACGGCACGCTATGCCATATATGTAACGAAAAGATTGACCTAGGAGCTAAGAGAAGTACTGGAGCTGAGGGGTGGGAAAAAGGCCTACATATAGACCATTTGATCCCTATGTCTAAAGGCGGACCAGATACCCTAGATAACGTAAGACCTTCTCATGGTCTGTGCAATACAAAAAAGAACGCTAAACTTATAACTCAGCAGTATGCCAACTAAGGAGACCCATGGCAATATCACACGCAGTCGTTGCGCTCAACAGCTCTACAGCTGTAGCGTTAAACACAGACGCAAACTTGACCAACCCAGTAACGGGCGAGGTCTACCCTACTTGGGCGTTTGCTACTATCTCTATTCAGAACGTAGACGCCTCAGCCACTGTTTACATTGGAGGTCCAGGAGTTACTGCGTCTTCCTATGGAATTTCTCTTGCAGCAGGCGCGTCAGCAACAATCGATAGCCTTAGCCAAAATGAGGTTATCTACGCTATCTCTTCAGCCTCTAGCTCTAACGTAGCAACCTTGAAGGTTACGTCTGCATGAGTATCCGAATCCGTAAAAAGGGTGAAGCCATTACTCTTAGCGGTAGCGCTACATCTACTAAAGCCAAGTCTTCAGTTACAGTAAAGAGTAAGTAATGCCCTTTAAGAGCCGTAAACAGGAAAAGTGGATGTACGCCACTCATCCTCAGATGGCGCGTCAATGGCAGAAAGAAACCCCTAAAGGTAAACTACCTGAGGAAGTAAAGGAGAAAAGACATGGCAAAAGCTAAACTAGGCTCAGGCTCGCGCTTCAAGAAGGTTGAAGAAGAGGCTGCAAAAGGTGGAGCTAAGAATCCAGCAGCGGTCGCGGCTGCAGCTGGTATCAAAAAGTACGGAGTCAAAAAAATGGAAGCCATGGCCCACAAGGGTAAGAAAGATGCTAAGAAGGGTAAGAAATAATCAAGACTTGTCCTAAGTGTGGGGTAACTAAGCCATTAACCGATTTTCATAAAAATCAAGGCTATTGCTTACCTTGCAAAAAAGATTACGATAAAGTTAATAAGCACAAGTATTATAGAAAACCATACAATAGGTTGGTAAGATACGGTCAACATATAAGGCTTCGATATGCCCTTACTTTAGAGGGTTTAAATGAGCTTTATTTGAAGCAAAATGGGCAGTGCCCAATATGCTTAAAAAAGTTGTCTAATCCAACCTTAGAAGATGCTAATCGCTGGGAATCCAATATTGACCACGACCACAGCTGTTGTCCTGAAGAAACAACGTGTGGAAAGTGCCTTAGGGGGTTACTCTGTCGAGACTGCAACCTTTTGATAGGTCACGCTAAGGACGACTTGGAAACCTTAAAAAGGGCTGTTGAATACCTAACAAACTATACAACGAAAGAAGGTAACTAAAATCTGTATCTCATGTGGTTGCGGTAAGAAAAAGGGCGAAGTCGGATACGGCAAAGGCCCAAAGGGTAAGAAGAAAGACAGCGACGCTAAGTTCGAAAAAGGAATGAAGCCAGCTCAGAAAAAGAAGTTTGAAAAAGAGGACGAGAAGACCGATAAGGCTCTAGCCAAGAAGATCCTCAAAAAGAAGTAAGCGCTTAGGCCCCAGAGATGGGGCCTTTCGTTTATCCTTATAGTAATCCCGTGCGGGATTAGATTTACCCTTGCGAAGTACTGTGCCTCCTAAAGGAGATTATCGTGGCTGAAAGAATTGACAAGCCGTCTGACGTTGAGTTTGCTAGAGCTATAGCGCAAAACGTGCCCGACATCGATACATCTGTGCTCAAGACTCCTGGGGAAACACTGTACCAAGCAAAGGTATTTAAGCGTGTCTTCAAGAAAAAATAACATAGACGCGTTGGCACATAAGGCTGTTTTAGCCCTGCCTAACCTTACATCTCAACTTCAAGAGATCGCTAAACTCTCTGACTGGCCTAAAGAGCTTATAGACAGCTTGAGTGTAGAGGTAGATACTCTGTATGACCTAGAGGTCAAAGTCTCAGATAATATGAAGGCTAAAGTAGATGACGAAGAGTACGGCATCGAGTTTGGTATGCCTAACGCTGCTATCCGCCCATTTGTAAACCGAGTAGGTCCTTCTGTAGAAGCGGCTATAAGAGATGCTGTTCTAGATGATCTGATTGCGCAGGTGTTCAATGGGTAACCCATTTATCATTGCAGAAGACCTAGCACTTAAGACTTTTCTATCAGGCATGACAGTGTCAGACGATAAGAACGCCGACCGCCCAATTAAGGTCTGGTTTGGGTACCCTGACATTGAAATCCGTGATCAAACCTTTCCATTTGTAACTATTGACCTTATTGATATTGTTCCCGGCAACGCTCGCCAAACGTCTGGAAATCTGGTGGACGACGACTTTCAAGGAACCATCTCACCTGTAAGTGGAGTTGCATACAGCTACGACATCCCTGTTGCTTATGACATTGTGTATCAAGTGACATCTTACTCACGTAACCCGCGACACGACAGGTCGCTGATGTACCAGCTACTAAATAAGTTTCCATCAAAGTACGGATGGTTGATTGTGCCTAATGAACTAGGTACAGAGAATAGCAGCCGTTCCATGTTCCTTGATGGATTTGTAAAAAGAGATGCAGTTGACAGTGAAACTGGAAACCGTCGCCTCTTGAGAAACGTTCTATCTGTAAGAGTTATGAGCCAGATGACGCCAGCGCAAGCTGCATCTGCTGTAGAACTTGTACAAGAAGTTTCTATAACAACAACTACACCGTCCATCCCGACTGTTTACTAACCGGCCCTCTAAACGTAAACTCGTTAAAAACAAGGAGATATAATGACAACTTATCTACGCCCAGGGGTGTACGTTCAAGAGACGCTAAACCCTATTTCACCACTCGCTGGCCCATCGTCTAACACAGTTTCTGCTCTAGTAGGAGCTAATGACCGTGGTCCAACAGTACCTACTCTAGTAACCTCATGGGGACAGTACTACAACCTATTTGGTAGCTGGAACACTGTTCAGAGCAACAACTTGCCTCTAGCAGTTAACTCTTACTTCCAACAGACAAGTGCCCCTCTATACGTACTTCGTGTAACAGGTTCAGGCGCTGCTGCAGCTACTCGTGTGTTTCAAGACACAGAGGGAACACCAGCAAATACTCTTGCAGTATCTGGTCTTAGTGCAGGTACCTGGGGAAATAACATCAGCGTAACCATTACAAGCAACGCTGTAACTGGTTACTTTGACCTCACTGTCTACTACAACGGTTCGGTTGTTGAAAGCCAATGGCTTCAACTAACAATGACCGCATCAGACCCTCGTTATGCTTTGAACATCGTCAACGGCAACTCTAATTACATTGTACTTGCTGACTCAGGTTCAACAGCTACAGGAGCAACCCGTAACCCAGCAGTTCAATCAACACCTGTTGCTTTGACGTCTGGTTCAGACGGATCAGCGGTAACTTCTACAAACATCACATCTGCTCTTAGCGCATTTGATACTATCCCACAATCATTGGTTATGAACGTGCCAGGATATACAGACGCCACAACTATCAATAACGTTATCGGATACGCTACAGGCTCTACCCGTTCAAATGACGTCTTTGTAGTTATTGACGGAGAGAATGATACTGTAGCTAACCAGTTAACTCTTGCAGCTTCTTACACACAAACATCACAAGCAGCTGTCTACTACCCACAGATCACTGTTTCTGACCCAACAATTGCAGTTGGCGGTAACCGTTCAGCTACTAAGACCATTGGAGCAGGCGCAGCTGTAGCAGGTTTGTATGCAGCCACTGACGCTTCACGCGGTATCTTTAAAGCTCCAGCGGGTCTTCAAGCCCGTTTAGCTGGAACAGTCTCTGTACCAGCCCTATCTAATGCAAACCTAGATGCTCTAAACAGCGCTTCAGCGCCTGTTAATGCTATTCGTTACATTTCAGGTTCCGGAATTGTTGTTATGGGTGCTCGCACCTTGAAGCCAGGATATGTTGATAAGTACGTGCCCGTTCGTCGTAGCCTTATCTACATTGAAAAGTCTCTTAAGGACCTCACACAGTTTGCTATCTTCGAGCCAAACGATGCAAAACTGTGGGCCCGTATCAATGCATCAGTTAGCGCTTTCTTGACCAGCTTTTGGGGTCAAGGCGGATTAACAGGTTCAGCCCCATCACAGGCTTACTTTGTAATCTGTGACGCAACTAATAACACACCCACAACCATTGACAATGGTTATGTAAATATTCAGGTGGGAGTTGCTTTGCAACGTCCAGCTGAGTTTATTGTAATCAACATCGGCCAGTACAGCGGTGGTACCACTGTCACTGTATCTTAAGGAGATAAAGTAAAATGACAACAAGCTCACTTACCGCTTACAACTCTAGCCTGATTACAGATCCATTACGCACGTTTAGATTTAACGCTGTGTTTGAACCTGTAGCTAGCGCTTCGACGAACTCAACTGATGCGGCGTTCAGCTCTAAAATCACAACAGGTTGGACCGGTGGATTTTCAACAATCTCTGGTTTGGCAATCCAAACACAGAACATCACATACCGTGAAGGCGGATTCAACACCACTGTTCACCAGATCCCAGGCATGACAACATTCCAACCCCTCACATTCACACGTGGAACTATCTTTGGACAGGACCAAGCTATGGTGTGGATGCGCGGATTGTTTGGCGCTTCTGCTGGTCAAGGGCTTCTTCCTGGAGCTAACACAACGGTTAACACATATGACGGTGAAACAGGCTCTGGTTCAGGGTTTCGTGTTAACGTTACAATCTTTGTTAACCAGCACCCAAACACAAATGCTGGGTCTCCTACACCAGCTATGGGCTTTAAAATTCACAATGCTTGGATCACAAACCTAAGTTACTCAGACCTAGACGCTACAAACGGAGCGCTTATGTTTGAAACAATGACACTAGTACACGAAGGCATCTCAGCCTTCTTTACTAACGACGGAGTGTCAACAACAGACGGTTTGAAGATCGCTTCAGATATCTAATAACTAATTAAAAGGAGCAATAAACGTGGCAAAAGTAATAACAGATGCAGAACTAGTCAATCAATTTGCAGCAAAGGTAATGGAGGAGCCTGCACCAGTCGTTGAGACTAAGGCTCCTCTAGGACCTGAAGTAACTCTTCCCGGAGGCTTCATTGAGAAAGGCGAACTAATCACAACTGCAGAAGTTCGTGAGCTTAACGGTGTTGACGAAGAAGCTATCGCTAAAGCGTCTAGTACAGGCAAAGCTCTAAACGTACTTCTACAACGAGGTCTAGTTAAGATCGGTTCTCGAGACGCTACTAAGGAAGATTTAGATAACCTCTTAGCTGGAGACAGAGACGCGCTCCTTATTGGAATTCGTCGAGTTACCTTTGGCCAAGAGATCAAACTTAATATTCGATGCGGCAGCTGTTTGGCTGAACAAGAGCTAGTAATAGATCTTGTTGAAGATGTTCCTGTTCGTACTTTAGAAGACCCTATGGCAGATCGTGTATGGGATGTAGAGACAAAGCATGGCTTTGTTAAAGTAGAACTTCCTACAGGAGTAACCCAGAAGAAACTTCTAGAGAATGCTGACAAAACCTCTGCTGAAATTAACACTCTTCTATTAACTGGATGTGTTCTCTCAGTAAATGGAAAACCTTCAGTAGGAGCTTACACAGTTCTTAGCCTAGGCATAGGTGACCGCACAAAGATCGTAGAAGAGATCATCAACCGTAACCCAGGCCCACGCCTTGGGGAGGTGACCAAGGTCTGCAAGGCATGTGCAGAAGACATCGCTCTTCCGCTTAGCCTTGTTGATTTGTTTCGTTTATAACGAAAAAGATTATGAAAACTTGTTAGACCAGTACGAGTACTTGACCCGTACTTTTACTGGTTGGACTCTAGCGGATATAAAAAGCATGTCTGTAAGAGAGCGTTGGAACTGGATAGAACGAGCTAGGAAGAATGGAAGGTACTAATGGACGACAGCAAAGCTGCCTTAAACATAGGTTCTAGCGTTGGTGGCGGTAGCAGTGTCTCCATGTCTATCACCAACATTAAAAAGGATATTCTTGGCCTTTCTACCGTAATAACTAATACGCTTCAACCTGCCATTGACAAGATGGTGCGCTCTCTTAATAGCGTTAAAATCCCTACCCTTTTAGATTCTAAAGGTAACCCTATTAGCTCGTCTAACTTTGGTGGGGACAAGGTAGCTGACAACGGTAAATCTGGAACAACTAATGCCGGATCTACTGCCGGTCCTACAACCAATCAAGTTGCAGATAACGGTAATGGTAACGGCATCTTTAATAAAGTTGCTGCTGGAGCCGCTTCATTTAGCCAAGGTATGGCTAAAGCCCAAGGTATATCTGATGCTGTATCAAACCTTTTGCCATCTACTCAGACGGCAGTTATGCAGGACTTTCTTACCAATCGTTCTGCGTTCTATGGTCAAGGTGGCTACGGAGGAACTCTAGGGCAACAGACTTCTGCAGTAAGATCTCTTCAGAACTCTTTGGCTAGAAATGGCACAGCTTTAAACTCGATGGATACCACTAACGCCTTAGCTGCTGCTCAAGCAACAGGACTTACTGGAGCAAGTAACTTCAACCAAGTAATGCAAGGTGCTGCAAGCGCTTCAAACTTTACGCCTGGTCTAGGTGTAGCTGGAGCCACACAGGAGATAGGCGCTAGCCTAAATGCTCCTGGAACAGTTAACATGTTACGCACCATCGGCATCAATCTTCGTGGCGCCAACGGGTCTATGATGACAATGGACCAAGTAGTAGATCAGATTTGGAATTACTTAACAAAGTACAACGGCGGTAAAGTTCCCACAAAGCAAGCTCTTCAGTCGTCTCTTATCCCAGGTAACGGTATCTATGGGATGTTGAATAACCTATTCAACGGGGATGCCACAATGGTTCAGATGGTAACTAACATGTTGCTAGCTAAAGCTCAATTTGGCGGACAGCAACTAGACACTATAAGCAAGTCTCAACTTATTAAAGCTGGCATTCAAACTCAAACAGTCTCAGATATAGCTAGCCAAACAGCTGCTCAAACGCAGCTCCTTACAAGCACAGCCTCTGCAGCCTCTGGAGGATATGACGCAGCGACTAAGATTAATACGGCTGCCACAACGTTTGAAAGCGCTGTAAAAATATTTGCTGGTGCAGCTGCTGTAAACTCTTTGGTTCAAGGTATAGGCGGAGGAACTATAGGAACCATAGCAAAAGTTATCGGTAAGATACTTCCGTTTATTGGCTTTGCTGATGGAGGGCCTGTTAAAGAGGGCGGCCCTATGGGTCAGGGCGATCTTCCATACGTTGTTGGTGAAAAAGGACCTGAGCTTTTTATTCCTAAGTCTGATGGAACTATTATACCTAACCATCTTTTAGGAAAGTTTACTGGAAAAGCTGGCGGAGGAGATATAGCTGCCTATGAGTCTAGTTTCTTTAAAGATATAGGTGCTCCCAATACCGCTGCTAATAGGTCTACATTAGAACAATGGATGATGTACGAAAAGGGAAGCAACCCAACCCAATGGAATAACCCTATGAACACCACACTAAGTATGTCTGGTTCTACGTCTGTTAACTCAGAGGGAGTACAGAAGTACTCAAGTTTGACTCAAGGAGCTTTGGCTAATGCCGATACCCTTCTTAACACAAAGGGTGAAGGTTATGAGTCTATTCTTGCCAATCTGCGTAAAGGTGATTCTAGCTCAAAGACTTGGGCATCTATCGTTCAATCTGGATGGGTAACTGGAAAAGTTGACCCTAAGAGAACCTCTTATGGTGCGGGCGGAGGAACTTCAAGCGGAGTAGCCTCTGGGTCCTCTTCGGCACCTATGCCTACTAGTTTAAATGCTGCAGCGTCCGCAGCCTCCTCAGAATTTGGTTCAGGAGCAGGTAACGTTAACTACGGAGGATTTACTATACAATTTAACGGAATTACAGACACAGCGAAGATTGCAGCTGCAGTTAAAAACATACTTAGTAATCCCGCCGCATCTATAGGAAAGAAGTAACGCCATGGCCGCTAATACAACTAGTTCAGGTAAAGGCGCTATAGGCACAGTTGATCTAAGCAAACTTGACCCTCAAGTAAGAAAAACTATTTTAGAGACAGCTGCTGTCGATTACGCCATATATGGAAACACAAATAAAGCTGTAAAGTTATCTGTTCCGTTTGTTACTTCAAGCGGTGGCGGTTACTATGAACTAAACGGCAAACTTACAACAAATAAACAGGCTGTGTTTACCCCTCCCCCACCTCCACAACCTACACCAAGCAACACAACTCCAAAAGACATTAAGTTTAACTTGCCTCCTCATTTGTGGAGTTTGCCCGCAAAAACAGACTCTTTAAAAACAGGACCTATCACTACAGACGGATACCGTTTATCACGTATGTGGTGTTTTCAAGCACCTGACCCTGTAATAACAAACACTGATGCATCAAAACAAGCAACTAATGGTGGAACAGTAACAGACTACACAGCAGCACAATTAGCAGGAACTGTTGTAAAACAGTCTAGTGTCCCTGTTGACAATCAGTGGGGTTTTCAATTTCTATGGAACCCTACTAGTATTACCACATCTCTTACACGTAATATGAGTGTTACTCCAAGCTCTACTGACCAGTATGCAGGACTAGCTGGAATGTTTAGTGCTATGGAGCAGATATCATTCTCCATAGTAATTGATAGGGTTAACGACTTTGCATGTGCTGGAGGAGCTGCCTTAACTACCGGAGCTGATCAAACCAGATCTTATGACCAAGGAGCCCTCAACACTTTAATTAGTCAAGGCTATTATGCTGGAGGATACCCGTCAAAACCAGTAAACCCTGAACAACCGATTGACCAACTTAACGCATTACTGCGACTAGGTACTATGGCAGATGTCGAGTATATATTTAAGATGCTTAACGGAACAGGTACTGGAAGCGGATCAAATCAAAAAAACTGGACAAATGCTTTGGGCAAGCACACAGCTGACGTAGCTTTCTTAAATCCAACAGCAGTGGCTATTCAGTTCGGCCCTACTATTAATAACCTTTCTTATGTAGGTTACATAGATAGTATGCAGATTGTGCACTCTATATTTACTCAGGACATGCTCCCACTACACACTGAGATAACAGTTTCTTTCCTTGGATTCTCAATGCTAACACAGACGGCAGGAGCTATTTAATGACGATTCTAAAAGGTTCTAGGTATGAGCGTTCGACTATTGAATTTGTAACTAACACCCCTAATGGTGACGGCAATCCAATAGTTTTTTATGAGCGGGTACTTTTAGGCAAGTTGACTTACAAAGACCATGTATACGTTGAGGGCGAGCGTTTAGATCAGCTTGCGTACCTTTACTATAAAAACCCAGAGTACTGGTGGATCATACCTGAGTACAACCCTCAAATCCCAGACTTTACTAACATCGTTCCTGGAACAGTTATAAGGATACCTAGTGTTTAATTACGTATCCGTAGACTTCCCTAATACCAGTGTGCCTCCTGTAATGGTGTACAACTTAGCTTTGTACCAAAACAGGTATGAGCATGAGGTAGCGGTTATTCAATTTCGAGACTGGAACGTAAATTACGATTCCGTTCAAGCAGGCTCTCCTATATCTTTTACAATAGCGAGTCTGTCAAACTCTAGAACTTTTTATGGGTATGTTCACCACGTAAACTTAAACCGCGATACTGGAACAAGTATTACAGAGGTAACTGCCATAAGTGCATCCTTTGTAATGAAGAACCAGTACCAACAAGTTTATAAAGGTTTGTCTGCAGACGCCATTATTCAACAAATTGCAAAGAGAAATAACTTTGTCTGTTTCTCTGTGCCACATCCTCGTATATACCCTCAAGTATCTCAAGCAGGGCACAGTGATTGGGAGCTTTGTGTACGCTTAGCTAAGCAATCTGGCTACACTCTTCGAACTCAAAACACTGAACTTTACTTTCAACCTATGCTTTATGATTACACAAATATGCGGGCTAATGCTCCAGTATTTACTATGAGAGAGTCTAACGACCCCAACGGATCAACACTATATTCGTTCATGCCTACCATAAGTGAGTCTATGGAGTACGGTGGAGATGAAACAAAAGCAGCCGTAGCTGTCTCTGGTTTAGACCCTAACACGCTTTCACCAATATCTATTACAAAACAGTCCAGGGCTAAGACAACTAAAAATACAGCTTCTCCAGAGTTTTTTGATAGGTTTGATACCTCCACAGTTATTACAGACTCTACGGTAGCTGCTCATGAGTCTGAAGCCGCTGAAAATAGAAACATGTTTCCTTACAGAGGTACGGCTGAAGTAAAAGGTAACGCATCTTTGCGCCCAGACATGCCTGTTTATATACAAGGAGTTGGCTCTACATACAGCGGTTATTGGACCATTCTTGGAACAGAGCACAAAATAATTGAAACAGAGAGAAACTCTCAAACATATACGACTGTGCTTCATCTTGGAACAGATTCATTAGGATCGGCTGTTACGTGGACAGACGGAAATACAATCACAGCACCAGCCAGTAATCCAGCGCGCACTATAGTTCCAGGGGTACGACAAACGGCTATCGCGCCAGTAACAAAACTAATTAAAGGGTCCCTTAATCTTGGGCCTCAGTCCAAAGGTTACTTTGGAATCGCAACCAACAGATCTAAACCAACTACTAGCGGCCAGTTGGTCAATGGACCTGTATGGGTCACTGGTACACTTACACTAGACCCAATTACACAGCCGTCTACTAGCGTCTATCAGACTAATACGGCCCCACAAGGTAAGGTGCCAAAAATACTATGAACGGCGACATTCGCTTCTATGGTATGTATGAGGGCATATGCACTAATAATGAAGACCCAGATCTTAAAAATAAGATTAAATTGCAAGTGCCTCAGGTATTAGGTACCGATGAGACTGATTGGGCAAAACCCTGCCTTCCAGTTAATGATAACTCTAACCACCCAGATCATCAAGCCCATACTGCCTCTCAGGTTGCGGCCTTATTGACCACAACTCCTACTACAGCATCAGATCCGCAAGGCGGGTCTGTGACTATACCTGCATTAACTGTTGTGGCAAAGAGCGGAGCTGGAACTTTGAAGCATCCTCATGTAGCAACACTAAGCACAGCTAATAAATGGAATGCCTCTTCTGGCACGGCTTTCAATGATGCTACTAGTACTTTAGAGCATACACCGCATCGATTAGTCCCTAATATTGGGCAAAAGGTTTGGGTAATGTTTATCGCAGGAGACCCTAATTTTCCAGTATGGATGGGAGTTGAACTATGAGTGTAACGCCTAGAGCCATCTCTTTACCTTTTAGCTTTGATGTGAACGGTGCGGTTTCCTACACAGAAGATCCACGAAAGATAGTACAAGACAGAATTGTTATAGTAGTTATGACGCTTTTAAGTGAGCGTTTAATGAGACCTGGATTTGGTACTAACGTAAGAGCTCAAGTATTTGAAAACATAAACGGACTTACCTCTGCTATTGAGCAGGATATAAGTATTGGTTTTTCTAAATGGCTTCCATCCCTTAATTTCCTAGGGGTTACTCTGTCAACAGATTCATCCGACGTAACGTATGTAAATGTTGAATATAACTACGGCACTGGGACAGCTGCAGATGTAGTTGCCATACAAACATCTTTATTTGATCAGTCAGGAAACTTATTAACGGAGGTCCCAAATGGCAACTAATAGCGTAGCTACGTACGTTCCATCTATTGACTATACAAGCAGAGATTTCTTTTCAATCCTTCAGGATATGATCAACCTTATCCCTAACACTTCACCTAACTGGACCAACCGCGACCCTTCAGATTTCGGCATAACTCTATTAGAGCTATTTGCATACATGGGCGACATTCTTAATTACTATGTAGATGTAGCAGCAAATGAAGGGTTTATTACTAGCGCTGTTCAAAGACAAAGTGTGCTTAGCCTAGCCACCCTTCTAGGATACACGCCTACAGACAGCGTGGCGTCTACGGTAACACTTACCTTTCAGAACTCTACTGGCTCAGATATTACGTTACCTGCCTTAACTCAAGTAGCTACGTCATTAGTAGCTAATGCAACTACTTCTCAAATTTTATTTGAAGCTAACGCTAATACAGCTACTTCAGATGGTTCTTGGACAGTACCTGCTAATGGGTCTGTATCTGTACCAGCCACTCAAGGGCAAACAATTTCTAATGAGATTGTGGGAACGTCTACAAATGGACTATATCAGACATACCAACTAGCTAATCCCAGTGTTATTAGTGGATCTATCAATGTCACTATTAGTGGCGTTGGATATCAACAAGTTCAATATCTTATTGATGCTGGCGGATATGACCCTGTGTACCAAGTATTTACAGATGCAAACGGAGTTACCTCTATCGAGTTTGGTGACAACGTTAGTGGACGCGTCCCACCTTCAGGGGTTCCTATTTACGCAACATACCGTATTGGCGGAGGTGCTGTAGGAAATGTTGCACAGAACACCATTAAATACGTAATTAAGGTTCCTGGCAGCTCTTCTATCCCAGCAGGACTTACTGTTTCAAACCAAACAGGGGCTGCAACAGGGGGCGCGGACCCAGAGTCTACAGACTCTATCCGTGTCAACGCACCTTTAAGCATTCGTTCAGTAAACAGAGCAGTGTCCGTGCTAGATTATGCAAGCTTAGCTGTTCAAGTAAACGGTGTTTCTAAAGCTATTGCTACTGCTAACGTTTACTCTTCTGTAACTTTATATGTATGCCCTGCAGGTGACCCTGGAGTAGCCACAGATAATATAACCCCCACCTCTACATTTAACACGATCACTAATAACGTTTTAGCCTACTTGCAGGATAAAACGCCAGGCAATACCAGCATCACGTTTCAACCTCCAACGTATGTTGGCGTTTACCTTATTGTGAACATAACTGTAGATAGTAAATTTAGTCAATCTTCTGTTCTATCAAACGTCACTGCAGCGATAAATACACTATTAAGTATTGACAATGTGGCGTTTGGGTACCCTGTTACAGTTCCTAACGTGCACAATGCCATTGGAGCTATTGATGGAGTTGCTAATCAAAATATTATTAAGATGGTTAGAGCAGATAAAGATCAAAGCTACACAGTAACTAATAAGGCACTTAATTCATCTAACGTGGCCACTTTAACTATCGGAACACACACTTTACAAGTAGGTCAGACTGTATCTGTTACTGGAGTAGACACCACATTTAACGGAACTTTTGTGGTAACAGCTATAACCTCTACAACTTTCTCTTACACTCTCGTAGCTGGAACGGTATCTTCTACAGCTTCATCAGGGTCTATTACAGCGTTGACAGTAGGGGACATTATCTGTGCATCTAATGAAATACCTACACTTAACGAAATCGGAGGAAATTCCACAGGTGTGGGTAATTTGGTAATCAACCTTAGTGGAGGAATTACTAACTAACTATGTCACGCTATGGAATTGATTACTATGGTTTAGGGTATTACGGAAACAACAACCCTATTAAGTTTGATGCGTCCCCATTTACGGCGTCATCTGGCGCAGTGTCTACAGCTTTTACAGGTCTTAGTAACTACGGAACTATAACTCTTAATTGGAATGACCCAGGAGGAAACTGGGCTAAGCTTATAGTTGTAAGGAATACTTACGGCTTTCCGGTAAACCCATACGACGGAAATCAAATCCTAGAGGCTTCATATGGCAGCGACCCTACGTTTGTAATTGATACTAATCTTGTTCAAGGTGCTTTTTATTACTACAGCATATTTGTGTATAACTTAACACAATACACATGGAGCAATGCTGGAAACGCTATCGGTTTGTCTGTACAAGATTATGGCAATACGGACAAGATGTACAACTATCTTCCAGAGATATACAAGATAACGGATGTGTATACAGCCACCTCTGACTGGGATAACCCGGACCTAAGGGCGTTCCTAAGTAACTTCAGCTTTCAGTTGGATTACGAACAAACCATCGCTGCTCTGCTTTTTGATCGCTACAATATTCAAACCGTTAGCGGTCAGCTAGTACCCACTATGCTGAATCAATTTGGACAAGCGTATGAGCCAGCGATTAGTTTGCAACAAAACAGAGTTCTGTTAAGAGATAGCGTTATCTTGACCAAACAACGCGGATCTAAACAGGGTCTTGTTGGCTACTTAGAAGATTTTAGCGGTTGGGCTGTGCCATCTCCTTTGCCAAAATACACGTTTACACAGCTGTCAACAGGACAATACTCTGTAAACGCCCCTACCTCTAGCGAAGCACCTAACCCCAGTTTAGTTGGAATAACTACTGGGCATAACTTAATGCTCGACTACAACGACTCTTCCTTTGAAGAAAGTACGGGTAGCTGGGTATCCACAGACGGAACTGCTGACTATGACCAACTTCCAGTTATGCAAATACTTTCAGCGTCTATCACTTCAAACGTAGCAACCATCAATGTAAGCCCTAACTACAATCAGCAATATGACGTAGGAAATTACATAACAATTAGTGGGCTACCTTATCCATTATTTAACTCAACTACCCCTGTAACAATCACAGCCGTAACCCCTACATCGTTAAGTTTTGCTTTAACAGGTGCAAACATACCTACGTTGTCTGGCTACAACACCACAACGTCTTCTTACGGAACTGTTTCACCTTACCCAGCTCCTTGGTCTGAACCAACAGCCCCGTCTCTATTTCCTAATAAAACTAATGGCATTATTGCTGTATACAATTTATCTACAAGCCCACAGACAATCAATGCTTTTTGTGGGGATGACGCTCCAGTTATAAAGGGTGTACCCGTAACAGCAGGAACTACCTATTGCTTTAGCGTATACGCAGCTATTGGCGAAGGATCAACATCCAGAAACGTTACAGCAAAGATTAAATGGTTTAACCGTTTTGGCGCTTTACTTAGCACGTCAAGCGGGTCTTCTGTATCAGATAACACAGCAACATTTAACGCCTCTTACCGACCTTATGTTTCTGCTGCAGCACCTACAGGCGCTTACTATGCATGCCCTGGAGTGTCTATTGCATCAGTGGCAGGATCAGCATCTAATGAGCACCACTTCTTTGATGCAGCTCAGTTTGAAGTAGCAAGCACGCCATCATCTTTTGATGAGGCTAGGCAGTTACACATAACGTTACGCGCAAATAGAATTAATGAGCTTATTAACCCACACTTTGCGTCACCTATCACCCCGTGGGCAGCAACAGGCGCTAGTACAACAGTGGACACTACTGTTCAAGAACCTGGTACAGATATTTACACGGTTACCTACACAGCTATAGCATCTAACGTAGCAACTGTAACTCTATCTGGAGTGCACGTTCTTAAAGTAGGAGCTACCGTAAACATCTCAGGCATAACTGGTACCGGAGTAACCGCAGCTAACTACAATGGTCAAAGAGTGATAACCTCAGTATCAAGCACGTCGTTCTCTTACTCTGTAACTGCAGGGGATCAAGCCGCTAAACCTACAACAGGAACAGCTTGGGTTGCAGGTAACTCTCTTAAGCTAACTGCCACTGGAACATCTGTAACAGTTAAATCTTGGGACGGATCTACTACATCTCAACTTATGGGAATCTACTACCCACAGACCTCATATACTTTTAGTACGTACGCTCTAGCAAATGCTGGAACAGAGAATGCAACTGTAGCGATTGATTGGTACGACTCTACACACACGCTTATTAGCACCACTACAGGAGCTTCAACAGTTTGCACAGCAGGCACATGGGCTCGTCCTTATGTAACATCTACAGCTCCAAGCAACGCTGCATATGCCGCTGTTCAACTTAACTGGACAACAACAAGCGGCCACATCCTTAGACTGGATGAGGCTTTGTTTGAAAACTCAGGAGCACTACAAGGCTACTTTGATGGCAACGGATTTATCTATTCAGGTAACGCAACAGATTACTTCTGGGAAGGTGGCACCGTAAACGGTGGTCGTAGCCACTTCTATAAAAACCGTTACAACGTAGAGTATCGACTATACACAGAGACGTTAAGCAACCAGGTGCCTTTAGGAACAACCTACGCGTTATACCTGGGTCAACCACAGACGTAGTACAATCTGATCATGTTAAACCTATTACTAATTGGATTATCTTGCTCGTTCTTCTTGGCTGTCCTCGATCCTGCATTGGACTTTATCGCCAACTTTATCGGGGGACGGGCGTCTCAAACTTTTGCGTCTCTTCTAATAGCCACCTTAAGCACATGGCTAGCAGGGAACTTTGGCGTTAAGCAGTTCGTACTTTATACGGTAGCTGGGGCTTTTCTGGGCGTGTTCTTGTACACGTTGGTAGAAAAAATTGCCAAGTACAAGGTGACTGTTTACCAGTCATAAAAAGTGTGGTAGCGTTTGCCTCCCCTAACAAGGAGGTCCCATGGACAAAGATTACATACTGGTGGTCGGTAAAGGCACAACCAGTCGCGCTAACCTAGAAGCGCTTATGGAAGACTATCTTTATGCACATAAGACAGCTATTGTCTTATTACCATTTGAAGGTAGACCTACTCAAGGGCAGCAGTTTGCAGCCCAACTAGCTAAAGACAAATCTATCGACGTAATCGTATTTAACAACAAAGACGATGCGCCAGGAATACCTTCCTGTACAGTAGTTGAGAGCGATAAGCCTCATGAACTGGCGGTTGAGTACATGATGGGCAAAGGCTCAGCCTTTTTCCTATGGTCTGACGAAGACCAAGATTGCTTAAACACACTCGCTTACTGCAAAGACGCAGGTGTACCTTGCTTAGATCTGACTGACGGGCTGAACGCCATCAAGCCAGCCGATAACATAAAGGCTGAAGAAAAAATAGTGACACCTGAAGCCGAGAATGAAACGGTAGATGGACCTGAGGAAGAGCCTGAGGAAGAACTTGAAGAGGATGACGAGGAAGAGTCCGAAGAGTCCGATATGTACGAAGATGTCTATTTTGGCATAGAGGCACTGGCAAAGATGATAGCCAAGGCTGTAGTGGACGAGATAGATGCCCGTAAATCGCCTAGTAAAGGCTCTAAGAAGCCTTGAACGCCAGAGATATAGCTATCCTAGAGGAGTTCGCACTTACACCCTTCCCAGGGGGTGCCAAGGGCATTTCTTTAAAGGTGGGAGAAGGACGGGATGCCGTCCAGACTGCCATCAATAATTTAAAGAACGCAGGTTATCTGGAGACTACAACCAACGCCATGGTCAACGGCAGAGTCATCAAGACTACCCAACTTACAGCAGCGGGAAACCAGTTCCTGGAAACCCGGTCATACACTATATTGACCAAGTTGAATAGCAACTTATTACTAAGAGCTAATTCTCTTTTACCGAATAGCGAATCGAGTTCGCGGGAGGAGACACACGTGGAGTATTACGAGACAGAAGAAGAGCGCAATGCCGCGAAAGAGAAGTATCGTGCCGCCAAACACAAAGAGAAGATGGAGCACCACGAGGCTCGTAGAGAAGAGCGCATGATCCACCGTTCTATTCAGAACGCGGTTAACTGGAGCACAACTGACTCTACGTTTGAGTTCGCAGAACAGATGCATAAGATCTGGCACATCCAACCTTGGAAAGTTACTCGTAGCCGTTTTCGCTACGCTCTTGCCAATAAGCGCAAGGAGTACAACACCAATGGAGAAGTGGAGCGCCAGATGATGCTTAGCTTCTTTGCCTCTATCCAGCACGACACCAAACTTAACGACGGCGAGATTGTCTGGAAGAAGTTCATCCTAGAGTTTGACCGCTTGCATACTGAGTACGAGCAGTCTATGGTTACACCCGAAGAGATGGAGCAGATCAAGCTTGATGCTGAGAAGTCATGGGAAGGTTTTTAATGTTTAAACTAGAAGCTGTAAAGATGCGTAGACGCACTTGGATCCAGATGGCAAACATTCCTAAGGCTCGCATCGGTTGGTCTCTTTCTGATTGTAAAGATGTAGCACCAGAAGATATGGTCAAGGTAGAGCGCTGGCTTAAAGGAACTGCCGACGGAAAAGTAATACGTGCTAAGAACAGCGTTGTGTGCGGTAAAGGCCTAATGCTGTGGGGTACACCTGGACTTGGTAAGACAACTCTTGCGCTCTCTGTAATACAGCAAGTGATGTTGGACTTCACCATGTCGCAACTGGATGTTGCCGATGGCCGAACTCTTATTCGCCCATGTTACTTTATGACCTTCAATGATGTTTTAGAGCTTAAAGGTGCAATGATCGACGGCCCAACAGATGATGAAGAGGTTATATACCAAGGCATGCTTGGCGAATGCTTAAACGATGCATACAACATTCGTGTACTGATCATCGATGACGTAGGTAAAGAGCACGCATCTCTTAGCGGTTGGCAAAAGAACATGTTGCATCATGTGTTAAGGACACGGTTCAACAACGGATTGCCTACCATTGTTACTACCAATGTAAAGAGAGAGGATTGGGCAAGTCTTTACGGCGACGCTACAGAAAGTTTTGCTAACGAAGCGTTCACGTACTTACCAATAAGCTCTGCAAAGGGTGACCTAAGAAAATGAAAGAGAACAAATTGATCGACTTGCGCTTAGTACAAGTGTTCCTCAGTAAAACGCAAACCCCTGGACCAGGAATCTTTGAGGTATCGTCTAATGAAGACGGCGTTCTGTTCTGCACATGCCCTGGGTATAAGGCTCGCTCTTCTTGTAAGCACACTAAGTTTGTATCTGCTCGTACAAGCACCAACGATGGGCATTACCCTCTAGAGATCTCTAGCAGGGCTACAGATGAAGACGTGTTAAAGGCAAAAAAATCTAACGACGCCTTTCGTGACTTCGTTATTAAGTTTGGAAAGATAGAGGTGTTCTAACTTGCGCAACGGGGACATCAGTAATGAGCTCCCCAAAAGAATAGTAGTGACAACAGACGTATTCTTATTATCGGAGCTCAAAGTAAAAAAACGGTTCAAGGTTATCCCTGTTCCGGAAAAGAATCAAACTATTAAACGAGAGATACTTAGTTATCTCTATCTGTTTACATCTCGTAAGGGTATAACTCTAGAGATGGCGTCTTTTGATATGGACGAAGAACAGCTGTCTATATTAAACGAGATGCTTGACAACATGGGCACCAATCCATTTAGATACTACACGGCGTACAGTTCAGTTTCTCAGTTAGTTGATGAGTTACCTTACCGCCCAGAAATACTAGGTGTGTTGGATAGACCTGATAGACTACTAAGATACGGACACTGGGGATTGGATATAAACGGACTATGAACAACGAGGCAAAATTACTTAGTAAGGTTATTGAAGACAGAGCCTTTGGATATATTGTTGAAAAGGGTGCAAGAGAAGAGTGGTTTGCAGATCCCTCAGATAAAAAGATGTTTCGGTTTTTGCATGCGCATTACAGCGCGTATCAAGAAACCCCAAGTATGGAAGTCATCAAAGATAATTTCCCTACATACGAACTTCTACCTACTCTAGATAGCACTGATTATTACTTAGAGCAGTTGATCTCTAATCAACGTAAGATCACTATTGTAAACACTGTTGGCGGTGCTCTTGATGCTCTTGATAAGTTAAAAGACCATGAAGCGGCTCTTCAACGCATTGAACAAGGCATTATTCGTATTGAAGAGCAAGGACTTACTCGCTCTAACGATATGGAAATTACAGAGGCTGCTCGTAAAGCTAAAAGAGATTATGAATTTAGAAAGAATAACCCTGGGCTTTTAGGTTTGCCTACTGGTTTTAAGACTATTGATGACGCTACCTCAGGCTTACAACCCGGTCAGTTGATCGTTATTGTTGCTCCTCCTAAAACAGGTAAGTCAACGCTAGCTCTACAGATAGCTATTAATAGTCACTTAGCTGGCAAAGTTCCCATGTTCATGTCTTTTGAGATGAGCAACTCAGAGCAGACTAGTCGTTACTTTGCTATGCGTGCCCGTATCAGCCACCGACGTCTTATGACCGGAACCTTGACTCCAGATGAAGAGTCTAGGTATCTAAAGATTGCTTCTAGTATTGAAGACATGGATGACAAGTTCTGGTTTGTAGACTCAGCTAACGGTCAAACTGTTAGCTCTGTGGCTAGCAAGATCCAGTCTAAAAGTCCAGACATTATCTTTATCGACGGAACCTACCTTATGATTGATGAGGTTACTGGAGAATCCAATACGCCTCAGGCTATTACTAGTATTACCCGCTCACTAAAACGCTTGGCTCAAAAGGTTAACAAGCCTATTGTCATCTCTACCCAAGCACTGACTTGGAAGATGAAGGGCGGCAATGTAAGCGCCGACTCTATTGGTTACTCCTCTTCTTTCCATCAAGATGCCGACGTTATCTTTGGTCTACAGCGTGAAGACGAAGCTATTGACGACACTCGTCTACTTCGTGTTATTGCAAGCCGTAACGGTGGTCTAAGCGAGGTCTCCTTGATTTGGGATTGGAACACAGGCCAGTTCCGTGAAGTTAGTGATGAAGACCTATGACCTTCGAAGACATGGAAGATCAGTTAGCTAACTTAGGTTTAGAAATTATTGACTCTCGAGGCGACGAGATTAATAGCTATTGTGCTGCCCATGAAGAAAGAACTGGTCACATAGACCATAACCCGTCATGGTGGATCAATGCTGACTCAGGAGCATTCATTTGTTTTTCCTGTGGTTGGAAGGGCAACATCTTTACTTTAGTCAAGTACATAACTGGCGCGGACTTGAACAGCGATTTTAAGAATGATCCCGCTTACATGACTGCTAGGTTTAACCGACTCTTTAAGGAAAAAAAGCCTGTTATCGAGGAGCCTACGCATATGACTGAGTCTATGCTCAGCGCTTTTACAGAGGTTCCAGAGCATGCTTTAAAAGCTAGAGGCTTAACCGCTGTCGCATGTAGCGCTCACGGGGTTTTATGGGACGAACGCAATAACAACTGGATTATTGTTATCAGAGATCCAATCACTCACAGGCTTCTAGGTTGGCAAGAAAAAGGATTTGACCGCCGTTACTTTAAAAATGTCCCTTCAGGTATAAAGAAGAGCAACGCCCTCTTTGGGTACGAGTTCTACTCTGACGGTGACATGATCGTGGTTGAATCTCCCCTAGACGTGGTTCGCCTCAGCTCTTTGGGTATTTTGGGCTCAGTCTCAACCTTTGGCTCCATGGTTTCAGACGCTCAATTTAATATCATTCGAGGCGCTAAACGCATCATATTTGCTATGGACAATGACAAAGCGGGTAAATCTTCTTCCATGTCTTTGCTTTACAAGGCGAGGGATATGGGTGTAGAGTGTTGGTTCCTTGACTATGGGGCTCTAGAT